TCAGGAGCAGGTCGAGCTACTGAAGAAACGGCTGCTGCTGAGGCGGAGGAAGGGCATTTGACGCCCAAGGTATCAATTGCAATCAAAGATGAATGGCTAGAAAGAGTAGGTGGCCATGAGACAATATAGAACCATCCAAGGCGATATGTGGGACGGTATAGCGTTTAAAGTATATGGCAGTGAAGCATATATGGATACGTTATTAGAAGCTAATCAAGAGTACGCCCATTATGTCAACCTTCCTGCTAATATTATCTTAAAATGCCCCGATGCAAATCTAAGGGCTACTATTAATTTACCACCGTGGAGGCGATAATAATGAATTTACCTGAAATTAACTTTGTCACGACGGACAAAGACGCCGTCGAAAAGGAAATATTCGCCCTCTACACTTCCGTAACTGGGCGAACACTAACACCGGCAGATCCAATTCGGTTGTTTTTATTAGTAATTACTAATATAGTCATTCTGCTACTCAATCGGATTAATGATACCGGCAAGCAAAATTTATTGGCGTATGCTAGGGGAAACAACTTAGACCATATAGGTATTGCATTAGGAGTGGAACGCTTACAAGCTACAGGTGCAGTTACCACAATGAAGTTAACCGCGTCGATGGCAAGACCAGAGGGAATTGCGATTCCTAAAGGCACACGATTTACTTCAGGAGATGGTGCATTTTTTGCACTAACTGAGCCTTACTATCTGTCAGCTACACAAACAACAATAAGTGTAAAAGCGGTATGCACAGAAGCTTCAGCTAAAGGGAATGGCTACCCAGTAGGGTCGATTACCACTCTTGTAGATCCTATTCCATATATCGCTAGTGTAACCAATACCACTATATCTGAAGGTGGTGCCGATACGGAGACAGACGACGCATTCCGTGAACGTATTAGAGAAGCACCTGAGAGTTTTTCGTGTGCTGGTGCAGAAGGGGCTTATGAGTTTTTTACTAAAAAAGCATCTGCCCTTATTAGTTCCGTAAAAGTGGTATCTCCTAAGCCTGGCGATGTGGTTGTATATCCAGGTCTTGCATCTGGTGAAATAGCCAAGGAAGAGATTCTCAAATTAGTGGAAACCGCACTTACTGACAAGAAGGTACGCCCTCTTACCGATAATGTATCTGTGAAGGCCCCTACTGCTAAGAATTATAGTATAGCATTGCAGTATTATATTGATTCTGATAATTCGTATTATGCAGATACGATTAAAGGTCGTGTTGATGCTGCAGTTACTGATTATATAAAATGGCAATCTGCAAAAGTAGGGCGTGATATTATACCGTCTGAATTAATTCGTCGAGTTATGGAGGCAGGCGCCAAACGCGTTACCGTAACTTCGCCTACTTTTACGGTTGTTAAAGATGGTCGTAAAGAAGATGATTACCAGGTTGAGCTAGCTCAATGCACAGGCAAGACAATTACTTATGGAGGTGTAGAGCATGAATAATCTCTACGACTTTAATTTAAAAGACACATTGCCCAGTTCGATTGCTGGCGATACAAAAGTCCAAGCCCTTGCAGAAGTCGTTACATTACGGCTTATCGATCTCATGCCTATTGTTGATAAATTAACCATATTATCCCATTTAAACGAGTTAAGCACTCCTATTTTAGATGAGGTAGCGTGGCATTTACACGTTGATTTTTACGACGAAGCGGCAACTAGGGAACAAAAAATTAAGCTAATTCTTAATTCCATTACCTGGCACAGGAGAAAAGGGACAGTTGGATTAGTAGAAGAAGCTATAGGTGAATTATATTCGGAATGTGAAGTTATCGAAAATTGGGATTACGAAGGCGGGCAACCTTACCATTTTAAATTACAAATGACTGGTTATATGATGACTCCTAATATTCGTGAAAGAGTATTGCGAATATTAGATTTCGTTAAGAATAAGAGGTCGTGGCTGGATAGCCTAGAATATGTGCACGAAATAAACTCTGAAGGCATCTATATTGGTGGCGTAACCACTTCGGCGGGGAGTGCCGTGATTGAGCCGTCCCTAAAAATCACTATAGAGCCACAGATTCAGAAAGTTTATATAGGTGGTGCAGCTACTACTTATCAAATTATTCATGTTTAGGAGGTACAAATGGCAAAATACCCTGCTGTCATTACAACAATGGCAGGTACTAATGCAACAGCAGAAGCTAACGCAAGCAAGCAGGCTTTAATTTTTACTAAAATCGTAATTGGCGCAGGTGATCCTCCTGCATCAATTGCTCGTGCTACAGGTTTAACCGATAAACGATTAGAATTGGCTATTACTAAAAGCACTAAGTCCGGTGACGGACAATTTACAGTTCAAGCTTCTTTATCGAACGCGAATTTAGATACTGGTTTCTATGCACGTGAAATCGGATTGATGGCCAAAGTAGGCGAATCTGGACGAGAGGTCCTTTTCTCTTACACGAATGGTGGTAGTTATGTGGACTATATACCAGATAAGACTACACCTATGGACAGCTATATATTCACTATTACAACAGTGATAGGAAACGCTGAAAAAGTACAAGCCATTGTGCAGGATAATGGCTACGCAACAATTCATGATTTAGAAGGTCACAATAAATCGACTAATGCACACCGAGCAGAGTTCGATAAGAAACTGGATGTAAACTCTAGACAGTACGTTAAAGCACTCGCTAAACATAACCAAGGTCTACAAGTAACAAAAGGCGATAATTCACAAGAAACTATTGGATTTATCACAAGTAACTATAATGATAGCGATATAAATAAAGTGCTTAACTTAGGTACTCTTAAAAGTATTTTAGGACAAGGTGGTATTGTAGCGTCTAAACTTGATCGCGATAATGGCTATGTAAAATTTGCCAACGGTTTTATTTTACAATGGGGCCTATCCTGGTTCGAAGACCAAAATACTTACCGTGATATTACATTGCCGATAAATTGTAATGTACTAGTTGCTTTAGCTACTGATGACATAGCCGGCAGCACTACACGAGGCGACGAATTCTATTTAACGTGGAATAGTGGTTTTTCTGCTAACAATAGAACTTCAATTCGCTTTTTAACTAATCGTGGTAATGCTGGCAACTTCACATGGGTTTGTATCGGTAAAGCATAAGGAGGGCTAAAGATGAATCAATATGTATTTGTACTAGATACACAAGGTAAACGCATTACTTCATTTGTTGATAACACCGTAACGCAAGATGAATTACTGGCAACTGCTAAACAGGACTATCCTAATGCGGCTGATTATGTTTACTCCGCAGATGGTGATAGTATGCTTGATGAATTCATGAGAGGTAAGTTATATGTAAATGGACAATTTGTAGCTGCGCCAGTTCACGAGTTAACAAAAGCTGAAAAGATTGCGGAGATTCGTTCTTATTATAATCACCGTTTTGAAACACTAGATCAGGCGTTGATACGTAGACGCTTAGCAAACGGCGATATAAGCGATTTGCAAGAACAGTTTAAGAAGATTAATACTGAAATGATTGCTAAGATTAAGGCGGTGAAATAACTATGGCAGATATTAAAAGCGATGTCCCAGTAATGCATTTCTGTGAATACTGTTGGGCTACTTTAAATAATGATGGCACCTGCCCAACAGAAGGTTGTATTCATAATGATCTAATGGATTTAGAAGTTGGTGAAGATAATGACGCCGGTCAAGCATAATATATCAGCTATTAAGGGCGAGTTCATCACTTTAACGATTGGATATAATAGCTCAGTAGAGCCGGAGGATTTGTTTGCATGTGTAAGAAAGTTTGTTCAAGATGATCACTACGAAGCCAAATTTAATATCACAGTATCAAAGGATAATTTAGCAGCAGGCGAACGTTGTAGAATTATCCTTTCTTTGGATACAAAAGAATTACTTGACGGCAGATACGCGTGGGATTTATTTGTTTGGGCCGGAGATAGACCTGTTAAATGTCTCGTCAAAGGTCAATTAACTATTCTTGAAGGCGTCAGCAATAGAGGTAAATAATATGAATGATATTAATGTTTATGTAGACGCTGAAGACAACATAAATATTAAAGATGATAAACAAATTATCAAATTACAAGTACGTTTTGAGGATTTAACTGAAAGCCAAAAGCAACAACTCAAAGGAGAAAAAGGGGACCCAGGAGAAAAAGGGGACCCAGGAGAAAAAGGGGACCCAGGAGAAAAAGGGGACCCAGGAGAAAAAGGGGACCCAGGAGATAGAGGTGAGCCT